CTCACGAGGGCGCAAGTCTTCGCGCGCGATCCCGAGGAAACCACGCAGGAAGACATCGACTTCATCGTGGCCGAGCTTCGTAAGATCAACGAGCGCAACCGGCGTGCCCGCCGTGACGACGCGGCTGTTGCCGAGGGTACCGCCAAGATCAAGAAGGCCAACGTCGCAGCCAAGAAGAAGAAGAAGGCTGGTCCCCTCCCCACCGACCTGCTGGACGCCAAGCTATGACCGACATCATAGAGCGGTTGCGGTCGCCCGAGGTATTCATCGACATGGGTGGGATGACCAGTCCAGTAGCACGCCTAGCTGCCGACGAGATCGAGCGGCTACGGATGGGCTACACCACGCTGAACGATGAGGTTTGCCAGCGTCTCGGCAAAGCCCTCGGCTATCCGTGGTTCAAGGATGACCAGGAAAACTTTCCTGGTGCGACGGAGGAAAGCGGCGTCTGCACAGGCGAGCATGTAGCCGAAACCATTGCGGCAGAAGCTGCGCGTCGGATCAGCAGCCTTGAAGCCGAGCTTGACGAAGCTATCCAGCGGGGCAACGACTGGTGCGATCAAGCCCGCAAGTTGCGAGACGAGCGGGACCGGCTGCGGTGGGCGCTGAAGAAGATTGCCAGAGATCGTTTGCTCGACACCGAAATGGAAGAAATCGCCCGCGCAGCACTCAAGGAGACGGGACATGGCTGACGCATGGGACGGGCGCCCGCAGAACCCGGGGCGGGATGGGTGCCACTGGCTTCTTGGATGGAATGGCACGCCGTTTGTCGCTGAATGGGATGCCGCGTCAGCCGACTGGTCGTGGGCTGGCGGCGACGAAAGCTGCGTCGGGGTTGTGGCGGCTGGCTGGCGCTATCTCGGTCTCTGCCTCACCCCCGCCGAAGTCTCTGCGCTGGTCGAGGCGGCGCGGCAGGAGGAGCGCGAGGTGACGTATGAAGCTGACCAATAAGTTGCGGCTGCCCGAGGCGATTGTCAGGGCGGTGCAGAATGATTCGTATACGAAGGGCGAGGCTGACATTTCGGTGACGGAATTGTTGGTCCCGCCTCAGATGCGGAAGCTCAAGCTCGAACATGACGATGAGCTTGAAGAGGATGTGAGCGACCGGATCTATTCGTTGCAGGGCCAGTCGATGCACCACATCATCGAGCGTGCTGCGGATGGGGATGCCTTCGTCATGGTGGAGGCCACGCTGTATGCGGAGTATCTCGGCTGGAAGGTGAAGGGCCAGGTCGATCACTTGTTGCTGGGGACCGGCGAACTGCTGGACTTCAAGCTGACGTCGGTCGCCAAGATCAAGGCGGGACAGGTGCCTCGTGAATGGGAGCAGCAGACCAACATCTATCGGCGCATGCTGGAGCGTGAGAAGGGCATGGTCATACCAGCCATGTCAGTCATCGCGATCTTGCGTGACTGGTCGAAGAGTCGCAGCAAGCAGACTCAAGACTACCCTCAAGCTCCGGTCCTCAACATGCCCATCCCGTTATGGACAGCGGAGCAGGCTGACGCTTTCATCGAGGAACGCATCCGCCTACATCAGGCAGCCGAACCGCAGTCCTGTTCGGAGCAGGATGTGTGGGCACGCCCTGCCAAGTGGGCGGTGATGAAGCGGGGCAACGTCAAGGCCGTCAAGCTGTTCGACAATCCGGTCGAAGCGGAACAGCTTGCAAGTACGAGCGCCGCCCTGTATGTAGAACACCGGCCAGGTGAAGCTGTCCGATGCCAAGACTGGTGTCAGGTGGCGCACCTGTGTCCGCAATGGCAAACAGATCCACGCAACAATCGTATCCCTTCCGTAGAGGAGTCCCTCTTCAGTGCCTAAGTTCGAAGCAACCACGTTGCCGCCTCGCATCCTGATCTGCGGTGAACCTGCTTCCGGTAAGACGGGCGCTCTGGCCCAGCTTGCCAACGCTGGCTATCGCCTGCTGATCCATGACTTCGACAGCAACAGCCGCGTCATCGGCTCCTATTTGAAGCCGGGCGCTGCCGACGTCTACATCAACACCTATGCGGTGGCGAAGATCACCAACACCAACCTGTTCGCGGGCACCTCCGTTGCGCCGAAGCAGGCTGTCGATTCCATGCGCCAGTTCTGCAAGCTGCTGGAACATTGGAAGACGCCGACCGAGGACCTGGGTCCGGTGCTGGGCCTGACGCCGAAGGACGTCATCGTGATCGACAGCGGCACCTTCCTCGGCGAGATGCTGCTGCTGGCCGCACACGAAGACCCCGAGACGAAGCGTGATCTGCGCTCGCTCTACAATGTGGCGGGCCGCTACTACGGTGCGATCCTCGATCACCTGACCGGACCCAAGGTCGGCGCCTCCGTCATCGTGCTGACGCATCTGATGCAGACCGGTGAGAAGGATGACCAAGGGAAGATCGTGGGCAAGGCCCGTGACATTCCGGTCGGCATCGGGGAGAAGTTCTCGAAGAAGATGCAGACCTACTTCTCTGACATCTGGCACCTCGAAGTCGGGCGTGATGGCAAGCGTTTCTTCAAGACCGGCGCCACTGACAAGGCTTCGCTCCGTACCTCTGCGCCCAACCTCATCAAGCCGGTCGAAGACTTCGACCTCGCCTCCATGCTTGACCGCCTGACCGGGAGCCACTAACATGGGACGTCCGATTGGCTTTGCGAAACGCACCGCCAAGAGTTTTCTTATGAGCAAAGAGGCTCGCGGCCTTGTCAACTATGCTCACAAGCCCGTTGCCCCGAGCGAGCAGGCAGCGTATGCAAAGGCACATCTGGAGCAGGCGGGCTTCAAGATCGGACCCGGCGTGGACCTGAAGCTTAAGCCCTAAAAGATTTCTGGAGAAGGTGCTTGACGGGGACGCCCTCCAGATGTATTTGTATCCCTGTCACCTCGTAGTGACAAACTCAAGTGGAGAAGACAAGTGGCTGACCTTTTCGATACCGTCATTGAGAACACCGCTTCCGAGCGCCCGGCTTTCCGGCAGGCTCCGGCGGGTGACTATCTGGTGACGGTGCAGTCCGTCAAGTTCGTCAAGGCGAACTCCGGTACGCAGGGTATCGAGCTGACCTACACGATGGTCGAGCCGATGCATGGTGAGGATATGGAAGGTGTGGAGCTGGCGAAGTGCCGCCTCCGTGACACGCAGTGGATTACTGAGAAGACCATCGGCTATGTGCAGGAGCGGCTCGCGCGTATCTCCGCCGATGTGGTGGGCGAAACCATCCGTGACACGGCAGACATTCTGCCGGGCAACGATGTGGTGGTGACTGTCTCGCATGAGACTGCCAACCGGGACGGCACCCCGCTGAACACGCCGCGCCTGAAGGTGGACCGCTACTACTCGGTGGACTGGTACAACAACAACAAGAAGGCGGCCTGAGCATGCGCTAACCAGTAGGGTAGGGGAGGGGCGGGCTTCGGTCTGCCCCTTTCCGCTGTCTAGGAGATGACGCTATGATCCTCGAAGTCTTCCACACCGAGTCCACTCCGTCGCATGAACTGCGGCAGCGCGTGACCGAGATCCTCGTGGCTGCGGGCGAGCGGCCTGTTCTGACAGTCGAGGATTTCCAAGCGATCCTCGCATCGCGTGACAAGCTGCGGGCCGAGGTTGCCAGCCTGCGACTCACGCTGGGCGGGCGTACCTTCAGCGCCTCCATTCCGGAACCCATTGGCTGCCCGGCACCGGGTGCCTGCGCGCAGGTCGCTGAGATTGGCAGGCTTCGCAGGGCGGTGAAGACGGCGGAAGATGCGCTGCGCGAGGCCGGGTATCCGGCGGCAGCGGATGGCATGAAGGCGATCCTCATGGGAGAAAAGGTGTGATGTGGTACGAAGGACTGTTCGTGCTGGTGACGGTGGTTGTCGTGTGCATGTTCGTGTTCGGAGTTTGGGATGACCCTGACGACGACGTAGGAGAGGGACGGTGAGGTGGGGGCTGGCGGCGCTGGCCCTGCTGGCGTCGTTGCTCCCGGCTGCGGCGAAGGCTGCGGACCCTGTGCGCGAGATGGCGTGCCTGACTAGGACGATCTATTGGGAAGCGCGCAACCAGCCCTTCGAGGCGCAGGTGGCTGTGGCCCAGGTCGTACTGAACAGGGCAGAGGATGGGCGCTTCGGCAACACGCTGTGCGCCGTCGTCTATCAGAGGAACGGGCGGCTCTGCCAGTTCTCATGGGTATGCACGCATCCCAACCGGCGGCCTCGCGATCAAGCTGCATGGGAGGTTGCCACCTACGCTGCCTATCTGGCTGTCTTCGATCACGATGATCTGGTGAAGGGGGCGATCTTCTTCCATGATACCAGCATCCGGCGCTGGTCCCATCTGCACAGAACTGCTAGGATAGGCGACCTCATCTTCTACAGGGAGCGTTAGTATGTGTAGGAACTACAACCCTTCGGCCCGCCTAGATATCGTGCAGGAGGAATGGCGGAAGGAGCATGGCACCGAGATGCCGAAGCCTGAGCGGCGCAGCCCCTTCGTCGTGATTGCCCCCGTGCAGATGGAGCTTCCCCTTGAAGACCGCCCTCGTAATTGATTGGCCCTCCGTCGATGCCGCTGCCGGTGGCGTCATGTCGGAGTGGGAGTGGCAAGTCACCAGCGAACTGATGAAGCTGGCCGACTTCAAGCCTGACCTCATCACATGCGCGCACCCTGCCTATGTGCAGAAGTGGGGCACGCTGTTTGTGGGCGGCAAGGTGGGCGGCGAACTGCTGCCCTTCGCCAAGTCTTGCCGCGACACGCTGGCCGAGAAGTTGAAGGGCTATGATGTGGTGCTGACGCTGGGCGCGCACGCCATGTTCTGCCTGACCGGCGAGTACAAGATCGACACCTTCCGTGGCACCCACGTTGACAGCCCACATGTCGAGGGCCTTCAGGTGGTGCCGACCTATGCGCCCTACCTGTATGCGCGCATGGCGTGGAACGAGCGGCCCGTCGTGGTGTCAGCTATGCGGAAGGCGAAGCAGCGGTTCGTCGATAAGCCGAGGACGATCTACCTGCCCGACAGCATTGCTGATCTGTATGCGTTCTCGACGCAGCACATCGGGGACCAGATCGTCTTCGATGTGGAGACGAACAAGTCGTGCCGGATCACGGAGTTCTCCGTGGCTACGTCGTCGGCCTGCTGTCTGTATGTGCAGCTAGAGGACATGGGCTACCGGTCGCAGTGGTCGGAGCAAGACGAACTGGATATCTGGTTGTGGCTGCGCTTTCTGGCGGATCGGAAGGATCTGGCGTGGGGTTTCCATAACGCAACGTATGACTTGACCTACCTCGACGCTTATACTATACGACCCAAAGGCCCGATCTTCGACACGATGCTTCGGCACCATGCGTGGCAACCGGAATGGGAGAAGTCGCTGGGCTTCCTAGCTTCACTCCATATTCCGACCCGAGCATGGAAGCATCTGCGGACCAAGGCCAAGAAGGACTTCAATAAGAGCGGAGCTTTATGAGCGAAGATGATGCGTCCCTGCGGCGCTTGTGGGCCAGCGTTATAATCCAGGCGCTGATAGATGCGACGGCTGCCACCCAGACACCGGCAGCCGCAGCCCACAAGAGACAGGCCCGTGCTTGGCTGACGGTCGAGTATGGCACCACCGCCCAGAACTTCGACGAGGTGTGTCTGGCTGCGGACATTGATCCGTCGCGGGTACGCAACTTCTTCAAGGCGTATGAGGGGCCGCCCTTGACGCTGCACATTCTGTCTCGTATGCGGGACGCCTTCCTGAAAGGTAACGTCAGTGCGAACAATCACGGACATGACGCCAACTCCTGAGAACCAGGAGATCGTATATAACTCGCTCGACACCATGCAGACTATGGCCCTCAAGGAAATCTATGATGGGGGCCTATTGCCTGCGTGGGCCAAGACCACCCATGAATATAGCGAACTGATGCTGGGTCCGATCCTCACCATGATGCGGCGTGGTGTCCAGATCGACACGGTCAAGCGGGACGGCTTGGTCGCTGGGTTGCGTGCCCGCGCCAACAAGGTGCAAGCCAACTTCGACCATGTGTGCGAGGCGCTCTGGGGCACGACTGTCAACCACAACTCCACGCCCCAACTGATCTACTTGTTCTACACGCTGCTTGCCATTCCGGAACAGACCAAGTCCAAGAAGGGCGAAACCAAGGTCGGCACCGACCGGGAAATCCTCGAACGGATCGCTGCCAACTACACGCGAGGCGCGTTCTTCGCCAACCATATCCTCCGCATCCGCGACCTTGAGAAGCAGGTCGAGTTCCTCTCGAAGAAGCTGTCCCCGACGAACCGCTTCCATGCCTCCTTCAACATTGCGGGCACCGAGACGTTCCGCCTCTCGTCCAGTGAGCATCCCTTCCGGATCGGCAGCAACCTTCAGAACATACCGAAGGAAGCCCGCTCCTGCTTCACGGCTGACCCCGGCTACGTCATGTTCTACTCGGACCAACAAGGTGCCGAGGCTCGCATCGTGGCCTACCTGTCGGGCGATGAGAACTACATCGCAGCCGTCGAAGGTGGCGACTCGCATACGATGGTGGCCAGCATGGTGTTCGGCTTCCCACCCGATAGGGAGTTGGCGGAGCGCGAGTACTATCGGGGCTACTCGTACCGGGACATCACGAAGAAGGGCGCACACGGCAGCAACTACTATGGCAAGCCGTTCACGCTGGCGCAGCAGATGAAGGTCGAGACTGCGGTGGCCGAGGCTTTCCAGAACCAGTACTTCAGGAGGTTCCCCGGCATCAGCGACTGGCATGTGTGGGTAGCCAAGCAGTTGCAGACGAAGGGCTGCCTGACTACGCCGTTCGGTATTCGGCGCAACTTCTGGAACCGGAGGTGGGACGATGCCACGCTGCGGGAGGCGATTGCCTTCGTGCCCCAGCATTGCGTGGGTGTGCTGATGAACATTGGCATCTACAATCTGTGGGAGAAGTTCGAGGGTAAGCCTGGCGCAGATGTGCAGATCCTGCTGAACTTGCATGATGCGGTGCTGGGCCAGGTCCGCATCGACAAGGCCGATGAGATGCTGCCGCAGGTGTTGGAGTGCCTGCGCTTCCCCTTCCCTGTCACTGACATCAAGGGGATATCGCGTGAGATTATTATTCCATTTGATGTAGAAGTGGGGTACAACTGGCTCAAGGCAGGACCGGGAAATCCGGATGGCTTGAAGAAGTGGAGGCCCCATGGCAAAGCATGACTACCTGTCGGACAAGGCAGCCAACTACAAGCTGATGGCCGACATCAAGAACTGGTGGATGAAGCGGGGCTTCGTGGTGAAGGCGTGGCTTGAGCGGGGCATCGACCCCTCGAACGGCACCAGCATCCATGTGATCCGCACCAACATCGTGCAGAACACCGACAACGCAAGGACTCGCTATGTCACCGACCGATAAGATCGTTTCGTTCAGGGGTACGCCCGCTGCGCCAGCCTCGTCGGACGTAGAGCTTGTGTCGCAGGAGCAGAGCGAACTGGAAGCGTCGCTGGTGTACATCGCTACGTTCCTGCTGGACAACAAGGACAACATTAGGAATGTGGTGTGCGGGGTGATGGCGAAGGACGACATTGATCCCAAGTCGAGTGACTTCGCTTTCCACATGCTGACCACGCCGATTGATGTGGCCGACTTTGCATTGTCGCTGCGCTTTCTGGAGGACGGGTTCCGCCGATACCTGCCCGATCCGGACTGATGTACTACGGTAGTAAACGCCCGGCCCCGATACGGCTGGGTTCCCCGGTTGAGGGGCGGTATGCTGACTTCGTTCCCGAGTTCCAGAAGACGAAGCGGACTGCCGCCCAGCAGGCGGGCATCTCATATGAGAAGGCTGTTCTCAAGAAGCTGACTTCCATCTACGGGAAGGTCGAGCCGTCGCCATGGCTGTACTACAAGACGCCAAAGCGCAGCGGCATCTGTCAGCCTGACGCCCTGTTGTGGCTGGCCGACGATCACATCTGTATCGTCGAGATCAAGCTGTCGTGGATGCGTCCCGTCAGGCAGAAGCTCATGCAATTCTACGGCCCTGTAGTAGCAGCTATCCACAAGGATGCGAAGCTGTCCTACTTGCAGGTCTATAAGAATGCGAAGACGGGCTCGCACAAGAAAGCCCTAAGCATTTATTCGCTTGACGATATGCCACAAGGCAAGTACAAGGAATGCCAGTGGCTAGGCATATGATGGGAGACGCCATGCAGCCGACCGTAAAGTTCAAGAAGCTGAAGCCTGACGCGCATATGCCTATGAAGGCTACGTCGGGCGCGGCCTGTTACGATTTGTTTGCCAGCGATACTATCTGCATCGACGACATGCGGACCTTCAAGGTCATCGGCACGGGTGTCGCCATCGAGTTGCCGCCCGGCTATGTGGGGCTGATCTGCTCCCGCTCCGGGCTTGCTGCCAAGTACGGCATCTTCGTACTGAATGCGCCGGGTGTCATTGACGAAGACTACCGGGGTGAACTGAAGGTGATCTTGGGGCGGCTGCCCTACACGCCGCAATGGCCTAGCGAAAACTACACGCTGGTGGAACCGGGCATGCGGATCGCCCAACTTATGATTATGCCGGTCACTCACCTTCCCGTCGTGGAAGTTACCGATCTCACAACAACGGCTCGCGGTGAAGGCGGCCTTGGTTCAACAGGAGTCTAACATGATTGTTACGCAGATTGCATTTACGACGATCATCCTGCTGGTCGCGCTGTCCCTTGCGCTGGTGGTGATTGAGGAAAAGATCCGCCCTAGCAACTGGCTCTCGCTTGGTCGGCTGGACAAGGCGCTGGTCCTAATCATGGTTGTGGGCATGGTGGCGCTGTTCGTCGGCACGCTCGCCTTTATCTGGGGGGTGTGATGGACCCGGCACTGGAGTTGCCTGACGGCAATCCCAAGACGGTGCATGGCATGTCGAAGCCTGGCATCGAGGGCGTACCGCCTGCTCCCCTCTTCATGGTGGGCGAGGTCATGCGACTAGGCATCCGGAAGTATGGTCTGACCAACTGGCGGCACGAACCCATCTCTGCGTCCGTCTATTACAATGCGGCGATGCGCCATATCTTCTCGTGGTGGGACGGGCAGAACAACGACCTCGAAAGCGGACAGCCCCATCTGGCTCATGCGGTTGCGTGCCTTATGATTCTGATGGATGCGCGACTGACGGACGACCTGAACGATGACCGTCCCCGTGTCGGCTTGACGGCTGGGCACATAGCCCACGCAACCCGCAAGCTGGAGGCAGCGTCGTGACACGCAAGACTGTGCTGCTAATCCCTGACACCCATGCGATGCCGGGCGACAAGCTGGATCGGTTCGCCAAGATGATGGCCTTTCTGGAAGACCGCAACGTCTATCTGGACAGGGTCGTTCACATCGGGGATCTGTGGGACTTCGGTTCGCTATGCACGCATGACATGGATGACCCGCGCTGGTCGCATAGGTCTTTACAGGCTGACATTGATGCGGGCTTCGATGCGCTGGACTGGATCGCCTCCATTGCTGCCGCTTACGGGGGTGCCCCCATCGACTTCATCGAGGGCAACCACGAGGACCGCTACAACAAGTGGATGAAGTCGGACAACAGGTTGCTGACGTCGGACTTCCCGAAGACCGTCAAGCAGTTGGTGGCCCAGCGGCGGCCGACGCTGAACGTGAAGTACCATAGCTTCCTGAAGCCGGTCACTATTCATGGTGCTGTCTTCCAGCACTACTTTGTTAGCGGGGTTATGGGCAGGCCGCAGGGCGGAGAACATCATGCGAACAACTTGCTAAGGTCGCAGCATGTGTCGGCGGTGTGTGGACATTCGCATCTGCTGTCTACTTCGACGCGAACCAAGGGCGACGGCAGCAAGATCCATGCGTTGGTGGGTGGTTGCTTTGTCGATCCGAACGGGGACTTCGCCTATGCGAAGGCGGCCAAGAAGCTGTGGTGGAATGGCTTCCATCTGTTGCACTTCTATGCGCCCGGTGAGTTCGACGTCGAGTCTGTCAGTCTTGAAAGATTGGGCTAACTGTAGTATAATGGGGTATGGCTAAGTCCCCGGCATGGCAACGGGCTGAAGGCAAAGATCCCAAAGGTGGGCTCAATGCTAAAGGCCGTGCCTCCTACAATCGTGCGAACCCCGGTAAGCCGGGCCTCAAGGCACCTCAACCCGAGGGAGGCCCGCGCCGGGATTCGTTCTGCGCCCGCTCTGCTGGTCAGATGAAGATGTGGCCCAAGGCCGCGAAGAATCCCAAGAGCCGTCTCAGGCTGGCGAGGAAAGCGTGGAACTGTTAACTTGCACGCGGTGCAGCACCCAGAAAGAAGCTTCATTAGAGTTCTTTCCGCCGCACAATAAGAAGAAGAACGGGTTGGACAGTTGGTGCCGCGCTTGTCGCGGTAGCTACCGATCCGAAATCAGGCGGGGCCGCTACCGCGAAATGGGCTGCGACGACGTCACTCTGAAAGAACTGCTTGCCAGCAACGAATGCACTATTTGCGGGCAGGTCACTAGAAATCTGGTAGTAGACCACTGTCACAAAGCGAATAAGGTACGTGGGATACTCTGTCAAGAC